GTTATAAATAACCCTGAGAAATATATACAAGCTAGAAATAAAACTGCTGTTACAATAAGAAGAATGATTGAGGAAAATGCCCCTACAATAGGAATTGGTAAAAAAAGAAAAGTGGAAATTTACAATGAAATAGAAATTTTAAAATTTAACTCTATAAAAGACTCTGCTTTGTTTTTGAAAGTTTCTATTTCCAGAATAGCAGAATGTATAAAAGGATTTAAACATAAAGGAGGGGGGTCTATTAGAAAAGTAAATTCAATCAAAGGTTATAAGTGTAGGTATCAGGAGATTTAATCTCCTGTGCTACTCTCCTTGAATTCTAAATAGTTTTTTCATTCCACATTTCTCTACAAGATCTTGACATGCCCCTTCAAACTCTAAAGGAAGATCATGAATTTTACTCAACAAGATTTCTTGCTCAGGAGTTAATACTTTCTTAGCATTATATTGATGAAGAAGGATATTGATTTTCTCTTGATTCTTTTTCCAGTTATCTAAACCAGATTGACTTGATTGTTCTTCTACTCCTTTGAAACTAAACATTTTTTAGTACTTTTTATACCACTAAGTTACTAACGTAAGCGGATTAATTTTCATCACGGATGTAAAATTAAAGTGAGAGATAGAGGAAAATAGTACTTTTTAAAACTTAATTCTCTGTTTTTCAACTAGTTAACTCTAAAATATCTCTAATTAAGTACTTGACCAAGTACATTAATAGGCATGGGGAAGTACTTATCAATCATGGGGAAGTACTTAGCTTTTAAATTACCTACTATTTGTTTTGTTTATATCAGATTAGTAGTACCTTTGTACAGTACGTTAAGTACTTATTATTAAGTATTAGTCATGAAAGAGAAGTTAAAAACTATAGGAGCATCACACTCTGTGATAGTTGAGGATGGTGTTATAGTAGAAGAAACTTTTCAAGAAGATAGAATAGTTGTTGGGGATAGTGGGGAATTCTTTTTACTGTATGTTTCAGTTCAAGCTAAATTGAAAGAATTGTCTTTATCAGAGGAAAGGTTATTTAGGTATTGTTGTATGGAATGTGATAAAAATAACTGGATTAATTTATCTAAAGATCTCAGAGAAGTATGTGCAGTAGAAACAGGTCTTGCTGAACAAACTATTAAAAATGCTTTATCTACTTTAGTTAGGAAATGTCTACTTATTAAGAGAAGTGAAAGAGGGGGAAACTATATGGTAAATCCTAGGTACTTAACTAAACAAGGAACTAAAGCTAGGAAGAAGCTGTTGAAGTTTGTTTTAGAAGAAGGATTAGAAAATGGATGATATGAAAAAGAAAGAAACATTGTTTTATAAGTATCAAGTTGTTAACAAAGGAAACAACTGGGGGCAAGTAAAAGTATTTAAATATCAAAAACAACTTGACTCTATAGTTTCCTTTTGTAAAAAGTATTTACAGTTTTTTGTAAAATTTGAAAAAGAAAGTTATTGTTTTACACAGAATAAGCATTACACAAAGTTTAAAGTGTTTAATATATTTTACTTTACACAATATAGAATTACAAAAGGATTTCCTTGCAAAAAGTACATTGTTGAAAAATCTTATAGTTTAACACTATCTTAGTATGGAAGAAATTAATAAAGAATTTGATTTGCTAAAGAAGTATTTAATGTTTTACTCATCAATGCTTCCTTGTTGTAAAGAGTTTCAAGGTAAAAGATTTGACCATAAAAAACTACCTACTTTTGAGGATTTTAAACAAGATAAAATGTTTGAACCTAATTATGTAAATGTTACTTTAATTAATCATAATAAGGAAGAATATATTTCTTGTGCTAAAGGTTTAGGTATGTTAAGACAACCTTATGTAAGAGCAAGAAAGTTTAATTATTATTATGGAGAAAAATTCTTTACAGAATGAAAAACTTAGAATACTTTAAAGGCTGTTCTTCTTTGTCTGAAGTAAATGCAACTTTGTTACATATCTTTAACACTAAATATAAAGAACCTTCTAAAAGAGACTCTGTTTATGATAAGATTCTACAGGAGCATATGTACCTTGTATGTACTACAGAAAGTATTAAAGAATTGTGTGAAGGGAATACTTCTAATCCTTATTCTACAACAAAAAATGTACATAGCTCTAATATAAAGTGGATAGATGGAGTTTATCACAATTTGTTAAAAGCTAACAAGAACCCTGGAGCTACATATTTTATTTATCTTAAAGAGGTAGAAACATTAAGAATAAACCCAAAGAAAGAAGACCTTGAACGAATTGCAGAATTATGTAAGTATAACCCAGGTTGGGCGTACCATAAATGTAAAGAATTAAATATAAAATAAATATGAGCGTAGTATTATTAGAACAATTAGTTGAGGAAATAAACTCTTTAGAAGTTTTACCTAAAATGGAAGTCTACCAAGGAATAACTGAAACAGGTTTAATTGAGATTGGTTTAATTGATTTAAACACAGAAAAATCTTTAGCTTTGATAAGAGCTGTTCAGTCTCCTGAGTTGTCACATCTTGAATGTATTAATCAAGGAGCGTCTAAGATTATTGAGTATATATTTTCACTAGGAATTTTTAGTATTTTAAAAGGAAAAGAAGATGGGGAACTTGAAGAAGGAAGCACAACACTTTGTGTCAATAACGAGTAATGATGTAGGTAATCCTTCTAGAGAAATAGAGTGGAAAGCTGTAGATCGTTATGAAATATGTTTAGGATGTGAAGTATTATCTAACTCTAAACAGAAATGTGATGCTAAGAAAGAAGGTAAAGCTGTAAAGAGTTTTATTTATAACAACAAAGAAGTTAACAAAGGAGATATAGTTACAGGTTGTAATTGTCCTTTAGTAACTAAGATTAGAGGTAATAGTTTATGTCCACTAGGTAAATGGTAATCTAAATGATTAAATGGGAAATAGTAAATAAAGATTTGGTGGTAACTCCATCAAGTCTTTTAGTTCCAGTATTCAAACAATTATACGATATAGATTTAGATCTATTGAAGTATGTGTATCTTACGTGTGATATTACTGAAGAAAATCCTCTTAGATCTTCTAAAGGAGAGGATCGAGAGAAACGTGCTTTAGAAATGTCTATTAAACAATTACCCAAAGATGCTTCAACTAAAGCTTTACTAGTTAAAGCTAAAGATTGTTATACTGAGTACAACAAAACTTCTGCTGATAGATTCTTATCTGTAATTGACGAGAAGTTAGATGAAATCAGAGATGTTCTAAAAGGTGTTAAAGTCGAAATTAAGGAAGGGACAGATAAGAATGGAAACACTGTTTGGAATACTAATG